GTGTACAATATGGTTCATGGAATTACCAGCACCAACATTCGAGCAGTCAGGGTTGATTTCAGTAGTAGTAGGAGCAGGCGCAGCTTGGTTCGGTCTATATGCTGGAACGGCGAAAGACAAGATAAACGGTAAGTAGCAAAAAATAGTTCTTGACATTTAGTTATATTTTTAGTATAATAGTTGTATGAATTTATTTTACTTAGACGAAAATTTAGATAAGTGTGCGGAGTACCATGTTGACAAGCATATTGTCAAGATGCCTTTAGAGGCAGCACAAATACTTTGCACCACTATCTGGATAGACCAGTTCTTAGGCTTCGTGCCTAGAGCTTTGAACGCAGAGGAGAGAGAAATACTGAATAAGGAGAAAGCTTTAATCAAGCATCTACCCCCATCAGAACGTCCTGTTACTCCTTATTTACCCATGATGTATAATCACCCTTGCACTATATGGGCAAGGATGTCATTAGACAATCACGAGTGGGTACACTGCTATGCTAATGCACTCAATGACGAGTACCATTATAGATATGGCAAACAACACAAGTCAATAGTTGAAGTAGTTAATAAACTACCAGAGACAGTAAATATTCCCAGACTGGGCTTTACCCAATTCGGTTTGGCTATGCCAGATGACCTTAAAGATTATGATAATCCAATACAATCGTATAGAGACTATTATCATCTAGATAAGGCTACATTTGCGAAATGGTCACACCGCCCTAAGCCCAGTTGGTGGAATGAAGATTATGCCGATTACGAAAAGAGAATCACTAGAAGCTAATGTATAAATTTAAAGAAGATAAAACATTAGAGATGTTGACTAAGTATATAGACGATACTTATAACCAACACTACAGTAATGGCAAGATACAAGCTACCGAAGTAATCTTCGATGCTGGTCATGGAGAAGGCTTTTGTATAGGTAATATACTCAAGTATGCACAGAGATACGGCAAGAAGGACGGAAGAAACACAGCAGACTTATTAAAGATAGCACACTATGTAATCATATTGCTAGGAGATAAGAACGAAAAATTTAAAGACCGAATGGAGCAACAAGTAAATAATGATGATGAGTGGGACATATTAGATGGCTATTAAAAGTAAATCATACGAGAACTTAACAGAAACAAACATTCAGCATGTAATAAACCTATTAGATGCAGACACAGCTATAACAAAGAAAGAAGCCTGTAATCTATTAAACATAAGTTATAATACGACACGACTATCCAAGATTATAGAAGAACATATAGAGACAGTATCCTTTAGAGAAAGGCGTAAAGCAATGAACAAAGGTAAGGGTGCTTCTCATCAAGAGATTAAAGATACTGTAAGATACTACATTGATGGAGATAATGTTACTACTATCGCAGCAGCACTCTACAGGTCTCCAGCCTTCATCAAAGCAATCATAGAAAGGCTAGGAATACCACAGAAATTACCTGCAACAGACTATGCAGGACACAAAGAAGCTATGATACCAGAACAGTGCGTAGCTGACTCCTTCAGAATAGGAGAAAAAGTATGGTTTGCTAGAAAGAACGAGATGGCAGAAATACTTGATGTACACAAAGACCCTATGTATATGGAAAAATATGGGGCAGAGTGTTATAAATTATGGGTGGTAACACCTTGTGATTTGAGCAAAACATTCTTCCCTCATTTAGACGGAAGTAAAGCAGGGTATTTTAGCCATGCATTAACATATGACTTAGGCAGTCTAAAGCACTTACAGGAATATTTGTAAGTATAAGGAAAACAACATGGAATATTTTATCGCATTTTATATAAGTGGCGTAGCGTTAGCTATGACTAAACTTTATATGCCAAGTTATAAATTGATAAAAAGCGTAGACCCTACAAATCCTTTAGTCACAAATAAAGTAATAGCTTTTTTTGTGATGATAATTGGTTTCATGGTTATACTTATTCCTATTATTCCAGCATTATTATCTGATAGATTAAGAGACAGTTTTTGTGTGTCATTTTGTGATGCCGTCTTACAGCAAGGATAATATGTATAGTAAAGAAGTAGTAGAGAGATTCGAGAGTGTACTAGCAAACCCAAAGAAACATTCAGTAGGAAGATTTGACCCGAAAGACCCCATGGTTGCAACAGGAATGATTGGAGCACCAGCGTGTGGTGATGTAATGAAACTACAGTTAAAACTTGATGATAATGATAAAATCCTTGATGTTAAGTTTAAAACTTATGGCTGTGGTAGTGCGATTGCAAGTTCCACATTGTTCGTAGAAATGCTAACAGGCAAAACTATAGAAGAAGCAAAACAAATAAAAGATAGAGAAATAGCTGAGGCACTACAGCTACCACCAATTAAACTTCATTGCTCTGTACTAGCAGAAGGCAGTATAAAAAGTGCAATAGAAGATTGGGAAAACAAAACAAAACATAGGAGACATAATCAATGTACGAAGACTTAGTACTACACTTAGAAGGACAGATAGCTTATCACAGAGCAAACTGTAGAATATACATGAAAAATTCAGTAGGTATAGGAGAACACCCAGATGTGATGGAATCAATCAAGGTAGAACTTGCAAAGCTTGCAGAAGCAGAGGACATGTTAAACGCCTTACAGAAACATCTAAGATGATACCATTTTCTAATAGGTACCAAAAAATAGTTCTTGACAACTGGTTATGAATTTTATATAATATTCATATAATAAATAATAATAGCAAATATGAGCGACAGGTATTACATGCAAATGCGAGAGACCACAGGTTGGTGTTTCGGGATGCCCGAGTTCATGCGCAACAAACCTAAACGGAGATATAAAATGCCTTGGACAGACGAAAGTAAAGAGCAAGCAGTAACTATGTATCAGGACGCGGAACCTACGCCTGAAACATCTATGGAGATTGTTAAAGACATCGCAGATGAACTTAACGAATCACCAAATGGGGTTCGAATGATATTAACAAAAGCAGGTGTCTATGTAAGAAAGACTCCAGCAGCTAAATCATCTGGTGGTGGTTCAACTGGTGGCGGTGGTAGAGTTAGTGTGGCAGACGCACAAGATAAACTAACTAGTGTCTTAGGTGACGCTGGTCAAGAAGTCGACTCTGCAATTATTTCTAAGCTTACAGGTAAAGCAGCTGTGTACTTCACAACTGTTGTAGAAAACCTTAACAAGTAGTTAATTGATATTACTCTAGGGTGGCTCTCTTGTTGCCCTAGATTTTTTTCACCCTTAATAAGTGACCACAATTTAACAGAATCAAAATATTTTTGTTGGATTAAATTGGAGGCACAATGGAAAAAGGTGAGTTTAAAAAACGTATGGAAGAAGCAGGTGACGCGGTCGTTACTTACAGAAGCCAAAACTCTCGTAAATTAAAATATAATGTATGTACTATAGACTTTAGTACAGCTTATATAAAGAGTAAAAGAAATAGAGCGAAAGAAGGACAGCATACTGTTCTATTATTCTGTTGGGATACTGATTCTTACAGAATACTTGTCCCTAGAAATGTAACGAGTATTATTCCTCTCAATCGAGTAATTAGGAATGATTGATTTAGAGACCCCAGCAATGTATGAAAAAATCATACAGGAAACAGAAACCGACCAAGTCAGGTTAGTAGTAAGTACGTTTCGTGATGTTGAGTATCTCTCTTTAAGAAAGTATTATATGGACTTCGATGAGGAATGGAAACCTACCCGACAAGGTGTTACCATGGTCTTAGACTTTGATAATAGTAGAAACCTCTTCGAAGGACTTGTAGAAATTCTTTCACTAGCAGAATCCAAAGCAATTTTGGAAGATAATTTCAAAGATTTGCTAGATGAAATCTACCTCTAGCAAAAATAGTTCTTGACAATTCCTTAAAATTTTAGTATAATATACTTATGATTATTAAGAACAACCTCAGATATGACCAACATGGTCGTAAACGCAAAAGCAAAGCCACTAAAACTGTACAGACAGCAACACAACAGTGGAAGACCTTTGCTCCAGAGCCTACATTCCGTAGGACTACCACACAATACCCTTCGGCTCCTGCGAGCCAGTATACTCCTGCACGCGATTCTTCCTATAAGAAAGAAGTAAGTAGTAATTACACAGTATCTATAGCATACAACAAGGGCGCGTACCAAGTTATCCCGAAAGAAGAAGTAAAACATATAGGAAAGTAATGAGAGCAGTAAGAGAATTATTAGAAAAAGCTAAAGTAGAGTACCACAAAGGTACACCAATAATGTCAGATGATGTCTACGATAGACTAGAAGATACATTAGTTGCAGATACTACTGTAGGAACTACCGTAACAGGTATTAGATATCCTCACGCTTTTCCCATGTATTCATTACAAAAAATATATGAGGGGGACAAAGACCCTGCTTCTGTATACGACCTACCCACAGTAGTATCACCTAAGTTAGATGGTGCTGCTGTGAGTTTGCAGTATATAAACGGAGTACTAAATCTAGCACTTAGCAGAGGAGATGGTAAGCAAGGTCTAGATATAACAGATAAGATGAGACTATTAGTGCCTGACACTATAGCGTGGGATGATGATGACTTAGTGCAGATTACTGGAGAAGTAGTTGCACCTCTCACTATAGAAAATGCTAGAAACTATGCATCGGGTTCTCTAAATCTAAAAGACATGCAAGAATTTAAGAAAAGAAAGCTAACTTTCGTGGCATACAACGCTGAGCCATGGATTGAGTTAGACTATGCAGATGAGATGAAAGACTTAGAACAGTTAGGATTCAATACTTGTTTATCCAAAACTTGGGACGAGTTCCCACAAGACGGACAAGTATGGAGAGTAGCCAACAACGAAGATTGGCAAGAACTAGGGCATACAGCACATCACCCTAGAGGTTCATTCGCCATCAAAGAAAGAAAAGAAGGCGTAGTAACAAAACTACTTGATGTAGTATGGCAAGTAGGTAAATCAGGAGCTGTATCACCAGTTGCAATTCTAGAGCCTTGTATTATAGGCGAAGCAACTGTTAGTAGAGCAACATTACATAACATAGGAATCATCGAAGACCTTAACCTAGAGATAGGTTGTGACGTAGAAGTCATACGAGCGGGTGAGATTATTCCACAAATAGTAGCGAGAGTATAATGATTGTAGAAATCTATGGTAAAGACAACTGCCCGTACTGCGAGATGGCAAAAAAATTAGCAGTAAAGGAAGGTCACGAGATGACTTATAAAAAATTAGGAACAGACTTTGACGGCTTGGAAATGTTTGAGACATTCCCAAGTGCAAGAACTTTTCCACAGATTATTGTAGACGGTGAGAAGATTGGCGGCTACACAGAGTTTGAAAAGTTGATTGAAAAACGTGAGTACTTTGATTCGGACTTCGAAGAACAGTGCAGAGAGAAATATGGCGATAACCTGCCAGACATGGAGAAAAACTAATGGATGAGAATTGTAGAATATACTCAACGTATATGCAAGGAAATAGAACTGGAACAGTCGTTAAACACAAGACAGGTAAATATTGGGGTGTGCATCTTATAGAAGTACCAACCAGTAATGAAGGATTTCTTATGTGGCATCCTACTAAAAGTGAGAGCTGGTGTGAAGACATAGCCGAGAACTTCTGTCAAGGAATTATAGAACAAAATGGAGCGTACTAAATGTTTGACTTAAACAAAATTAGAACAGCTATGGAGCAAGGCATCATACTTATGAAGTATACCAGCCTTATGAGTGGAGACACTAGTGAAAGAGAGTTTACTCTCAAGCCCGAGTATACAAATGGAATGGTAGTAAAGAATGAGATAGCAGAGAAGTTAGTATGCTATGATGTGGAGTTTCAGAAGTGGGCAGACATAGAATCAACAACAATTATTAGTTGGAAAACAGTTGAGTAAGGGAGTATACAATCAAACTTACTTCAACAACCACCCCTCTGAAAAAGAAAGAGAGGGTGTTTTATATGGCGTTATATTAGTAAACCAAACCACATTTGAAAGAGAATGTATCAAGGTGGGTATGGCTAGTGGTAAGGATTGGCGTCATGTAATAAAACGAAGTCGTGGGTTTAAAGGCTACGATTTAAGAATACAAAGAACATACCACGATACTTTATACAACGTGTGGAAGTGGGAACAGAAGCTACACGAACTGTATAAAAATGACAGTTATAAACCAAAGGTTAAGTTCGGGGGACACACAGAATGCTTTGAAATTTCATCCCGTATTCTGTGGGACTTTCCCAAAAATAGTTCTTGACATATGGTTATAATTCTTATATAATATATATACATTTTAGGAGAAAAGAGATTGAGACAGATAGTACCGCCAACACAATGCCCTGCTTGCAGTTCAGTATTAGTTTGGATTAACGACCAACTATTTTGTCAAAGTTCTACCTGCAGTGCTACATCTTCCAAGAAGATTGAGCATTTTGCAAAGACTCTCCGAATTAAAGGACTAGGTCCAGCTACTATAGAGAAGCTAGGTCTGTCCGACTATCACGACATCTACTCATTCACCCGAGAGCAGATGTCTTCGTTACTGGATTCAGACAAGTTAGGTGCGAAGTTACAAGCAGAAATTAATAACTCCAAGACTTGTGACCTAACAGTTCTACTTCCAGCTTTTTCGATACCGCTGATTGGTTCAAGTGCTTCCCAAAAATTAGCAAAACAAATCTCACATATAAGTGAGATAACCCCAGAGATATGTAGCGAAGCAGGTCTGGGCCCTAAAGCGGCGTCGAGTTTGTGTGAATGGTTAGTTGACAATTTCAACTCACAACGATATTATGAGTTACCGTTTTCTTTTAAATTTAAGAAGCCTAAGCAGGTCAGTATTATTTCAAAGGGAACAGTTTGTATATCAGGAAAGCTAAGTAGTTATCCTACCAAAGCAGCCGCTCAAAAAGTATTAGAAGAAAACGGCTATGTAGTTAAAACT